GTCTCGGCCGTCCTGCTGAGTCCGGCCGACCACGCAGCCTTGACGCCTTCCCAGTCAAGGTTGAATGCCGCGGCGCCGATGTCGGCAAAGGTCTTTAGCGATGACGACAGCGCGGCTACTGCGCCGGAGGCTCCTTCCATTGCCAGTTCCACAGCGATCCTGAACACAACTGCTCCGGCCTGCACCAACCGCAGCGCATTCTTGAACACCTCCATGGCGCCTGGCGCGTCGCGCCCAAACACGGATGACCAGGTGTCTCCTACGGATGCCGCAGCAGTCTTCAGCGTATTCCAAACAGCAGCAACCGCTGCACTCACCTCTCGCCATACTGCAACAAAAGTCTGCGCAACCGCTTTGGCGCCTTGCACAAGCGCGGGGCCAAAGGCGGAGACTGACTCCATCAGCTCGGAGAACATTGGCGTGACGGCCTCGCCAACTACCCGCGACATGGCCTGCAGAGCGTCTCCGACATTATCAACGGCGATCCTGTACCTGGTCGCTGCTGCTACGCCCTCCGCCGTTATCTCGATGTTGAGGTCTCGAACACTGCGCCTGGCATCGTCCATGACCTCGGCGTTCAGCATCATGAGCGCCTGCACATCGCCGGCAGAGCGGCCAAAGAGGCGCATGGACACCTGCGCCTGGTCTGTGCCTGCCTGGTACTGCCCGACGATAGCCAACGCTTCCTGGAAGGCCTGGTTGCCGGTCTTCTGGCCGGACGCCACCGCGTCAACGTCAACGCCGAGAGCTCTCAGCTCCTCGCCACCGCTCTTCAGCTGTCTGTTAAACTTCTGGAAGGCCGACGTGTAGGTGTCGACGCTGACGGAGGTGCCGAGCTTGGCGCCTATGTCGTCGAGCGCCACTGCCAAGACGCCGGCCTCTGTCGCCGTGATGCCAAGCGTGCGCGACACTCGCTCGGCCTCGGCGTTTGCCTTGTTGGCATCGTCGATGAACTTTCCGAACGCGGCACCGCCGGCAATCACGGCGGCCATGGCGGCGAACTTCTTCGACACGCCGTCAAAGACCGAGCCCACCTGTCCAAGCTTGGAAGTGAGGTCGTCTACTGAAGCGCCAAACTTGACGACTACGTCTTCTTCGCCGCTTCCTCCTTGAGCCATGCCGGTACCTCCTTGCTTGCGCCCCCAAACGAGGACATGAGCTGATCAAAGTCGCCTTCGTCTTTGGCCTTGCGAACCGTGCCAGGCTGCTCCATGCCCCACGCCCTGGCAAGACAAGCAGCAGACACACCTGGAGGAGGTATCCGCTGCCACCGTCGTATGACGGCGCCAAGGCGCGGCAGCGTCATTTCCTCATCAAGGTACTCCCAGGTCCACCCAGACCACTCGATCAGGGCGCAGTAGAGGTCATCCCACTCTTCGGGTCCGACCGCTGCGCCTGAGCCTCCCCCTGGCCTGGTTGCCCCTTCTCAAAGCCGCTGATGTTCATCACGGCGGACAGCAGCTCCGAGTAGTTGCCGAGGTCCACATCATCCTCGACCTCGGCCCGAGTCATTTCCGGGTAGTTGCGGACCAGAGCAGCGTGGAAAAGCCCCACGACGGTGTCGATCTGCGACGGCGACGGTACGCCTGCCATGCTCTGCAGCGACGCCAGCTCCTGCTGCATGGACTTGATGGTGCCAAGGCTCAACGGCGGCACCATCAGCTCGCGACCGCCGAAGTTCACCCACCTACCGCCCCTGTTCCGCTTTGGCGGAACACGCTCCACGCTGCTTTCCATGTCACTCCTCCAGGCTGATGGTCATGATGTTGTCCGAATCGTCGGCGAACGCCTGGAAATCGAACGACGGGATAGTGAAGTCTTCGAGCTTCGTCGCGATGGTGAGCTTGGAACTCATGCATGCGTTGAGCACGATGGTCATCTTCTTGCTGCGGTAAGCCTCCGTGAAGACGGCCAGGAACTGCGGCGACGTGCCGAGCAACTGGTTGGTCACGGTGATGACCTTGCCGTTGGATGCGTCCGTGTAGTTGTACGACACCTTCACAGCAACGTTGGCCTGCGAGGCATTGAAGGTGTACACCCCCGTGGTCTCGTTGCAGGAGTACTCCTGGCCGACAGGGCCGGAAGTCACCTTGGTGAAGACCGTGCCGCCGCTCGACAGGATCACGCCAAGGTCACGGGTGAACGTGGCGTTGTGCGTGACGGTCACGATGTTGGCTGTCACCGTCTGGGCCTCGCCATTCACCGTGATCGTTTCGCCGGTGGCCGGGTTGGACTGGCCAAAGAACATGTCGTTCAACGCCTGTGCGTTGAACTGCGCGAAGTCCGCCTTGCCGGTGATCTTTGCAGTGCCACGGGCGATCGCGAGCGGGAACTGGCTCTGGCCATAGAGCTCTTTGGTCGTGTAGGCGATGTCGAGTGACACCCCCTGCAGCGCGCCAAAGCGCACCGGCGTTGCCGGCGTGTTGTCAAGGGAACGGCCGTAGAGTACGCCCGTGCCGAATGAGTATTGGGGCATGCTGTTCTCCTGTTCAGGGTGACACGAGGAAGGATATCGGCACCACGGCGACGGCCTCGTTACCCAGGTCGCCTTGGAATATGTCGATCTGGCCCTCGATGGCCATGTGCGACACCAGGCCATCGAGCGTGTCTACGCCGTCGGAGTCCTGGGAAAATTTGTCTGGCGCTACAGCGGCCTCTAATGCATCAAGGAGCGGGTTTAGCAATTGCGCCGGCACCACGCTGGGGTCCATTGCTGCCATTGTGCAGACGTAGATATAGACCCGTACCCGGCCGCGCCACACGGTTTGGAGGCCGCGCTTGTAGGTAGCTTCCTCTGTCTCTTGCTGCATCAGCAGGGCGGGCTGGCTCTCAGGCGGCACGTCCTCCCACGTCCTCAACTGCCGCGTGGCTGTGGCAAATAGAGGCACACCGTCCTCTGTGAGCGACGACAGGTAGGCAAAGATGGCGGCGTAAATGGGCTCACGTGTCACTTCAGGGCCTCCAGGGCCGCGGCCCGCACATCACGCTTGATCTTGTCCGAGAACTCCCGCAGCGTCGACCTGAGGAAACTGCGCTCCGGCATATTGACCGACCGAACGTGCGGCTGCACAAAGGCGATGCCTTGCGAGAGCATCTTTCCTTTACGTACGGAGATGCCGTTAGCCGTGACAGTAGCGCCGGCATTTCTGAACGTTGAGCGTGATGCGACTTTTCTGACATGCCCTTGCACCTGCACGTCGCCCTTGAAGCCGTACTCGTGGGCCGCAGCATAGCGCACGTTGGTGCCGACCGACCCAACCACGCTGCCGCTCTCTTCCACAACCTTGCGGTTGACCGACCTGCGCAGCGTGCCACTTCTGACGTGAAGCACTTCACCGGTCAGTTTGCGCTTCACAACGGCCTGCACCTCGATGGTGAGGCGATTCACGACGCGCAGCATGGCCTGGCGCAGCCTGTCGGCAGAACCAGACAGCCTGGCAAGGAAGGCTTCTGCCTTGATGGAGACGAGGAACTCACTCACAGCGGGGCAAGCCTCTTGTAGCTTTGCAGCAGGGTCTTCACTGACGGCGTCATCTCCCCCGTTTCGTAGGAAATGGACTCGCCTGCCAGGCCCTTTGACTTGATGCCGACATTGCTGCGCTGCTGCAGATCCAGCGCCACCATCTCGATGCACGCTTGCTCCACCGGAGCAGGCACAGCGTAGAAATTGATAACCGCCGCCGCGCCGGCGTCGGCTGTGTTGAAGGTGTAAGTACCGCCGGAGAACGTGTACTGCCCCGACACCGGCGCCGAGGACACCTGCGTGGCGGCCAAGCCGTCAAGCGTGACACTGATGTTTTCCGCGGCCCAGCCATCCGATGTGGAGGGGGACAGCGTCGGCGTGTTGCCTGACGGCACCGTTGTGGCAAGCTCGCCGGTCCAGCCAGCAATCCAGGACACGACCACGTTCTGCCGGCCAGCCGGCCACGGTCCACCGTTGAGGTAGAGCGCGTTGTCGTCGAACATGTAGCCTGCCGCCTGTGAGCTTACCGCGGCGGCCACGTTGGCGCCAGACGCCGACACGAACGTCACGTCGAGCACCGGCGCGTCTGGCAGGAAGAGGACCGGCGTGCCGGAGCCGTCAAGGCGCTTCAGCGTGCGCGTCACCCTGGGAAAGGTGCAGCCAGTGTAGCGCTCTATCTCGCGCGACTCACGCGAAATGAGCTTAGCCAGCAGACCATCCACTGCCGACGTGAGCTGTGGAAGGTAAGCCTTGACGGCAGCGACAGTGGTCAGGTCCATGGCCGGCTCACTTCTTCGAGGGCTTCTTCTCTTCCACGGCCTCGGCTTTCACCGCGGCGACCGTCAGGCCATGGCTCTCCAGCGCAGGGCGCAGATCGTTCGGCACGTCGACACAGCGGTCCTCGTCGGCGTCAAGTGTGAAGCCCGACACCGAGATGCAGGTGCCGAGGTGCGCGGGGATCTGCATCCGCGTCATGCTTTTGCTGAAGGGGTTGCTCACTTTGTACTCCTTGTGGCCGCCACCCGGTCAAAGGGCGGCGGCGGTTGGTGGCTGTGCTCTCGCTCAGCCGTTGGCGATGTTGGTGATGACGCCCTGCGACGGCGGGAAGTAGTTCTGCAGCACACCGTCCTCGTAGACGCCGTACTGGTACTTGCGGGTGACTTGCGGCCACTCGATCTGGTAGTAGTCGCGACGCATCCGCATCTGCACAACGTTGGTGACGTTGCTCAGCGGGTAGGGCAACTTGCTCGTGGTGAAGAGCATGGTGCCGGGCGGCATGTTCGGGTGCATCCGGATCTTCAGCACCGTGTTGCCGTCCATCGCGAACTTGTTCAGGTACTCCTTGACGATCACGCCGCCGCCGAGCATGCCCTGGTCTGCATTGAAGACGAACCGCTGCGCGCCGGGGTTGGCCGAGCTGGCCGCCAGGATCTTCAGGCCGATGTTGTTCATCTCCTGGCTGTTCACCCACAGCGTGGTCGGCGACAGGCGGTAGTTGTCCCAGAAGGACTTCAGCGCGCGGTCGATTTCCACGATGCCGCCGGCGTTGTCGGAGGTCAGTGGCGTCCCCGTGCCCGCAGTGCCGGTGGCCTGCGTGCCCTGGTAGCTGCCGAGCGACGACTGCATGGCGAAGGTCAGCAAACCGTCGAAGGCCAGGCTGTTCTGCGCCTTGCTTGCAGCGGTGAGGGCGTTGAAGTTCGCCACACCAGGCGAGACAGCAGCACCAGCGGCGGCGGCCGTGATGCTCACGCTGTTGATGGTGGTGATGTCGCCGAGCG